CTATGGCGGGCCAAGGATTGCGGGATTCACGCAACCGCAACAAGAAGCAATGGCCGCCATCAGAGAATCGCCATTAAGCCTTGGCGAATCCATGGCTAACTTTTACAATCCTTATAACCAGCAAGTTATCCAAAACACGCTCGGCAACATTGAAACGCAACGACTGATGCAACAACAACAGTCACGCGCAGCCGCGGCAAAGGCTGGCGCGTATGGCGGAACACGCCAAGCAGTGCAGGAAGCGTTGCAACAGCAAGCCGCATTACAAACAGGCGCGCAGGCCGCAGCACAACTTGCGCAGCAAGGGTTTGGTCAGGCCGCCGCGCTTGGTGCGCAGGACATTGGTTTACGCCAACAAGCCGCAGCAGGATTACAAGGTGTTGGCGCACAGCAACAAGCCATGAATCAAGCCAATTTGGATTTGGCGTACCAAGATTTCATGCGCCAACAAAATTACCCGTTGCAGCAGTTGCAGATCCTTCAACAAGGTTTTACGCAAATACCATCAGGTGGTACGCAACAGACCACGCAAAACCTTTCTGGCGCGCAACAGTTTGGGCAAGTATTGAGCAATGCTGCGGCGCTTGCTTATCTGTTTCCCTCGGATAAGCGCATGAAGGAAAACATCGTCAAGATGAAGTCACCACTTGCATCGCTTGGCGAACTCAGCGGTTACGAGTACGAATACAAGGGTTCGGATATGCCAACCGGTGGCGTGATGGCGCAAGACGTTGAGCGCGTTATGCCGCGCGCGGTAGCCAAAGCGGATAACGGCATGAAGATGGTGAACTATCCAGAAGTAACGGGTTTGCTGGTTGAGGCTGTCAAGGAACTTGATCGCCGCACAAGGGGTTAAACATGGCACTTTTAGACTTTCTGTTTGGCGGGCCTTCATACAGCACGGTTCCGAATTCACCTGAATCCGCCATGCAAGGCGCATCGCCTAATGTCTTGCAACGTTTTGGTACAGGTCTTGATCGTGCAACCATGATCCCTGGTCTGCCAACGGCACCCATGGATGAAGAAGAGCGTATGCGTCAACGATGGATGACGCTTGCCAATATCGGATCCACGCTTGCTCGTGGCGGCACTGCCGCTGAAGGTTTACAACAAGCCCGCCAACAAGCCTTGCAGCAACAGATTATTGGTGCGCAGTTTGCGGAGCAACAGCGCAAGATGACAGAGCAGCAAGCTATGCAACAAAGGATGGCGGCTTTACGCCAACGATTGCAAGGCTTGCCAACCGAAGTAACGCCAACCATGGCGCTTGCTGGTGGCGGCGGCCCAACACAACAAGCCGCAGAGATTCTCGGAAGGCCAATCCCTGAAGATGATCAACAGCGAATGAGGGCCAATCTATTACGCAGTGTTGCGTCTGAACTTGCGCTTGAACCGGGTGGCGCGGCACAAGCCAAGGCTTTAACGGATCTCGCGCAAAACATTGGCGAAGTCCAAAAGCCAACAGTGCTTTCACCTGGATCACAGGCAATTGGGCCAACAGGAAATGTAATCGCATCAGCTCCATTTGCTCCGAAAGACTTATCGTTAGAACAAATGATTCTTAGAGATCCAAGTTATGCGTCAAGTCCTGCCGCACAAGCATATTTGAAATTTCAGCAGCAACTTAAAGAATCAGGAAGGCCGGTGACAAACATTAACGTTTCCACTGGCGAAACATTTGGCAAAGAAATAGCTAAATCTACTGCCGCCATGGCCGCTGGACAGGTTGAGCAAGCTCAGTCAGCAGCAAGCCAGGTTGAGAATAGCAACCGCGTTAGAGCGTTGCTTGATCAGGGTGTCATTACTGGTTTTGGTGCCGGAGGAAGGCTTAAACTTGGTCAGGCTGCGCAGGCACTTGGTTACATGCAAGATGATCAAAGGATTGCAAATACCGCCACACTGATCCCGCAACTAGCGCAAAGGACATTAAACAACGCATCAAAGATGAAAGGTGTGTTGTCTGATTCTGACATTAAGTTGCTCGAAAAAGTATCAAACGCCGATATTTCGGTTGGCGAAGCATCGCTTAAACAAGCACTTGATCTTTCTGATCGTGTTGACCGTGAGGCAATTAAGCGTGGACGCAATGCAGCGCAAACAATTCTCGCCACACCAGGCATGAGCCAATTCGCACCAATGTATCAAATACCTGAGCCTAAGCCTTATTCCAAGCAAGTGACGGTTAAGGGTAAGCCAGTAACGGCAACGCAAGGTGTTGATGGTAATTACTATGTGACTGTTGACGGAAAACGTTTCCGCGTTGAGGAATAAAATCATGGCCGAGGCTCGACTTATACCCGTTGACGAGGAAGAGAAGCGCGAAGTGCGTTTGGTTCCTGTTGAAGCGCCACGCATGGAGCGTCCACCATCACCAACGATTGGCGAGCGCACGATCCGCGGGTTTATGGATGTTGGGCAAGGCTTAAAGCAACTGTACTTGATGGCGACTGATCCTGGTGAGGCCGCAAAGTACACACAGCAAGTCAACAAAGACTTGGCAATGTATGAGGCCGCCATAGGAACTGCGCAGCCACCTAGCATTTACGGTGAACGTGGTATGCGTACCGATGCGGGGCCGGCAGCAGACATTCCTCGTATGGTGGGTAATGTCATGGCAACCGCACCGGCCATGCTTATACCTGGCGGAAGAGAGTTAACGCTTGCCGGTATCACGGCGCGAGGATTACAAGGCGCAGTGCCAGCTGCCGCTATGTATAGCGAAGCTGGTACGCCAGAATCAAAACTTGCACAAGCGGCAACGGGCGCAGTTGCCGGTGTGGTTGCGCCTGAAATAGTTAAAGGCGCATCACGTCTTGCGTTAGGCACCAAGGATTTGGCGGCAGCGGCAACACGTCAGGCAACAGTTATGTCGCCATCGCAAGTGCGTGTTGAAATAAACAACTACATCAAAACGCTTGATCCGCAAGCCGATATTTCGCAACTCACTGCCACAGCGCAAGCACGGCTTGCCGAGGGCGCAAAGCGGCAGTTACAAGTTACTGGAAAACTTGATCCTGAATCACTGATTAGGCGCGAGGATTTCGAGAAGTTGGGTATGCCTTATACGTCAGGCCAGGTAACGCGTGATCCTAGACAGTTTGCAGCAGAACGTAATCTTGCCGCCATTGAAGGTGCTGGTCAGCCGTTACTTGATATTTTCACGCAACAACCGCGTCTGTTGCGCGAACGTCTTGAAACGTTACGCGGGCAAGCGCAGCCAACGCCATTAGCAACAGGTGAAGCGGTAACAGGTGCCATTGGTCAACGCGTTGATCGTAGCGGTTTATTCGGCGCGCTTGGCGCTGATATTGATGCGGCATACAACGCAGCGCGAAGCCTGCCTGGTGCGAAGGATCAAATTCCTTTTGGCGACTTTAGGATGCGCATTCAAGATACGCTTGATAACTTTGAAGATGTGATTCCTTCGCCGGTTAAAAAGCGTATTGAACAGTTTGCAATAGGTGGTGATGACGGAAGAGCGTTTAGCATTGAAGAGGCAATCAAGTTCCGCCAATTACTTACGCAACGAGCCGGTGAGAATCCTGGTTCAGCTAAAGCCATGGGAGATATTAAAAGGCAACTTGATGCTTACATGGCGGAAGTAACGCAAAACATACCAGAGGCAAATCAAGCCGTTCAAAAGTTCCGCGAAGGCATTGGACTGTCAGCCGCCAGAGCGCGTGAATTTGATCCTTTCAAGCCAATCGTTGCGGGCCAGGCCAATCAGGATCAATTCTTTCAGCGATTCATTGTTGGCGGCCAAACAAAAGATGTTGTTGCACTGCGCGACACGCTCACCAAACCGCGTGGCGCTAATGTCGACCAGGCTGCCGTTGATCAAGCTAGGGCGGCATGGGATGACGTTAGAGCGCAAACCATTCAATGGTTGATTGATAGTGCCGTGGGAACGTCTGGGGCATTTAGCCAAGCAGGATTTAATTCAGCACTCAAACGGATTCAGCCGAAACTTGAAGTGCTGTTTAACAAGGAAGAAGTTGACCAGTTAAAGCGTATTGGACGCGCATCAACGGCAGCGTTTGGCGAGCCAGCAACGGGTGGTGTGCCGCTGATCAACCGTTCGGGAACAGCACCAACGCTGATGAACATTCTTACGCGTAGCGTTGGCGGCAATATCCCTATGGTTGGCCCAATGGTGCAAAACGTTTCACAACGTATGCAAACCGCGGCCAATGTTGAAGCGGCACAAGCTGCAGCGCAAGGTAGCGTTGTATCGCCAGCCGTTGCCGCCGCACGCGAACAGCAACGACGTATGCTTGCAAGCCGTATGGCGGGGCCATTTCAGGTTGGCCCGTTCCAGGTTGCTCCGTTCCCTGTTGCAGGGGGACTTCTCACCGAGGAATATCGCAGGTAAACTCACACACGGAACTCCCCTCCTGTTGGTTTTTGCCCGCCGCTTGCGGGCATTTTTTTTGCCGTTCGTCGGAAAAGGTTGGACACTTGCAACTTTTTACCGCCAAATGGAAAGCTATGAACAAACTAATTATTGGTATTGACCCAGGTGCAAGTGGTGCGATTGCAACACTTCAAGGTAAAAAACTCATTGACGTGATTGATATGCCGATTGTGCAGCGCACCGTTGGAAAGGCTGTCAAGAACTTTGTATCGCCACATGAGTTGCACACGCATTTGGCGGCTTACCTGATTGACTACGAATGCACCGCCTATATCGAGCAGGTTTCCGCCATGCCTGGTCAGGGTGTAAGTTCCATGTTTTCGTTTGGGCGCTCACTCGGCAATGTTGAAGGCGTACTTGCATCCTTACAGATTCCTTACCACTTTGTGCCGCCACTCGTGTGGCAGCGCAAGGTTAGGTTGACGGGTGGTAAGGATGGCGCACGAGCATTGGCGCAGCAAATGTTTCCTAACAACGCGTCGAGTTTTTCACGCAAAAGAGATGACGGGCGGGCTGACGCCAGTTTGATTGCACTTTATGGGGTTATGAATGAGCACACAGGAAGTTGAAAATCTAAAAGAGTTGTTGAAGTACACGCGCACCCTTGCCGCGGAGAGCGACAACAAGTTGCGCGTTGCGCGCAGGTTTATCCACTCGTTATTGCATCCTGAAGAGTTTGGACACGCAGTCACGGAAGAGGTGCGAGGCAAAGCGTTAGAGATCATCAGGCAGATTTCATGAAGCGCGTCTTGCTTATTGGATCTGAGGGTTACGTTGGCAGCCAATTGCTAAAAAACATTGCGCATGATGTGAATCTTGTGGCCGTTGATATTAAGACGGGCATGGATTTCATGGATATGTCCGACGTTGCACTTAGTGCGTTTGATGAGATCCTTTTCTTTGCTGGCGTGTCTAACGTTGCCGACGCTAACCGCCAACCGCATCGAGCCGTAGCGGAGAACGTTGTATACACGTTGTGTCTACTTGAGCGCATGGCGGCACACACAAGACTGATTTACGCCAGCACGGGATCGTTGCTTTCAAACGGTGATTCGTTGGTGGCGAACGAGCAACGCGAAAACGCTTATGACGCCAGCAAACTGTCATTCGATTTGGTGGCTAAGTACATGGGCAAGCGCGTTGTTGGTCTGCGCATGGGCACGGTAAGCGGATGGTCGCCAAAGATGCGATGGCATTTGATCTTCAACGCGATGAACCGCTCAGCGATTGAAGAGGGGCGCGTTTACGTTACCAATCCTGATGCGATGCGAAGCATTTTGTTCCATGACGACTTGGCGGAACGCGTGATGGAAATCATCGAGGATGACAGCGTACAAGGCATTTATCCGCTTGCGTCTTACACCATGAGCATTGGCGAGCTAGCGCACGAGGTGGCAAATGTTCACAAAGTCCCGGTTGAGTTTGGTGCTGGCACAGGCACATATTCGTTCTCGCTCCCAACAATTCCGCAACTCTATTCAATACAAGAACGCTGCGAACACTTCAAAAGAGCTTATGGACAAAACAATTAACCAATGTTTGCTTTGCGATGGGAAAACAGAAATGATCTTTGATCTTGGCGAGCAACCACCCGCCAACGCGCTAAAGAACAGTCCCAACACATTTGTGCGCTGCGCAAGGCTTGCTGCGCAAATGTGCACACAATGTACGCACGTTATGCAAAAGGTGAGCTACAACACCAAAGAGTTGTTTGATCACTATCTATACGTCAGCGGCACGAGCAATACGCTTAACGATTATTTCGAGTGGTTTGCAGAGAACGTTTCGCTTCATCACCCGAACGCTGACGTGCTTGAGATTGCAAGCAACGATGGAACGTTGTTGCAGAAACTTGCCAAGCGTGGCGCAACCGTGACGGGCATTGAACCAGCAAAGAATTTGCTTGAACTGTCAAGCAAGAAAGGCGTTTACACGATCCCGGCCTATTGGCCTTTGAACATGGGCAACGAGCGTTATGACGTTGTGATTGCCATGAACGTATTGGCGCATAACGACGATCCGATTGCGTTTCTGAAAGGCATTGAGGCTTGCTTAACGGATGATGGCGTGGCTTACATCCAAGTAAGCCAAATGGATATGCTCGCCAATGGTGAATTCGACACGATTTATCACGAGCATGTTTCTTTTTTTACCGTGGATTCGTTCACGCTAGCGTGTGCCAGGGCAGGTTTAAGGGTAGGTTTTCGCCAGCGCGTTAACGTACATGGCGGGTCGATGCTTGCAGCAGTATGTAAGCGCGACTCGTTTCCAAGTCCCATTCCCTTTGCACCGAGCCAGTGGAACGATGGAAGGCTGCATCAGCTGACATGGGTTGACGGACAACGATTTGCCAATGGCGTAAACCGTGCCGTGGAATCTATGCGGTCTGTCATTAAGCAAGCCAAAGATGATGGTTATGTGGTGGTGATGGTTGGTTGTGCCGCCAAAGCAGTCACGCTGATGCAAGCCATTAACGACGATCCGCATGTCGTGGTGGATGAATCGCCATTGAAGATCGGTAAGTACTTGCCGAACTCCACGCAGCAAATCGTTGCGCTTCAAACCGTATCGGAGATCAGACAAAAGTGTCTTTTTATCCTTGGCGCATGGAACTTTAAGCAAGAACTGATACGAAAGTTGCAAGGACTGCGCGATCCACATCTTTACGATTCTGTTTTAACGCCTTTCCCAATGACCTTTAAGGAATCACTCCATGGATGAGTTTTCAGTT